GTACGACAATACAAGATGGCTGGTCACAGCCCCGACCTCCAACGATATACGCGCAACTTGTTTTGAGGGAGACTCAGGGCTTATCAATATCATCCCCAAGTCACTCATCCGCGACTACAACAAGTCTTTATTCGAGATCACCCTTACCAACGGCTCTATCATTCAAGGCATTCCCGCCTCTGAACCTGAACGGTATCGCGGTAAGCAATACCATGGCGCTTGGTTCGACGAGCTGTGTGCGTTTGATTACCTCGATGAAGCCTACGACGGAGTACAGTTTACCCTCCGGCTCAAAGATCCCAGGATCTCTCGAGTGCAGCAGATTATTACCACCACACCAAAGCCAAAAGAATTAATTGTAGACTTAGCTGAGGGTAAGATTGGTGGTGACGTGTACATGGTTAACGCCAGCTCGTACGACAACCGGGCTAATTTATCCGAAACGTTTTTTAAGCAGCTTGAGACGTACGATGGCACCGACATGGGCCGCCAAGAAATTTACGGCGAGATCCTTGACCCAGAGGCCACTGGTATCATCAAGCGTAAGCAGTTTAAAATGTGGCCCGCTAACAAACCAACGCCGACGCTTGAGTACGTGATCGCGTCATACGACCCGGCTACTAGCGAAAAGACAATGAACGACCCGACAGCCTGCACGGTGTGGGGAATATTTGAACAAGAAGACGCTGGCACGTCAGTCATTCTCCTAGACTCATGGGACGAACACCTGTCGTATCCCGAGCTGCGTCGTAAAGTTATCAGCGACTTTAAAGAAGTAGTCTACGGATCAGATAACGAGTTTGGTAAGGGCCGTAAGGCAGACCAAATCTTAATGGAAGACAAGTCAGCTGGTATCAGTCTAATCCAAGAACTACAGCGTGCCGGCGTTCCTGTCCGTGGATACAACCCCGGAAGAGCTGATAAGGTACAGCGGCTTAACATTGTCGCGCCCCTCGTATCTAAGGGTAAGGTATTCATACCAGAGGACACCGAACAAAAAGGCGACTTTGCCACATGGGCAAAACGCTTCCTGCGTCAGGTATGCTCGTTTCCTGAAGCCGGTGGCCATGATGACTACGTAGACTCCCTGTCTCAAGCCTTACGGGTGCTCAGGGATTCTGGTTGGCTGCAGCTTGATCCATTGCCGGCGAGAGACTATGATTACGCTGACGACGACTCTAAAAAACGATTTTCTAATCCTTATGCACAATAAGGGCGGATTATGCCCTTTATTTGCATTATTGTAATTAGGATGAATAATTTAAAAATCCCCCACGAAAATTCAAAATAATGGCGAATCCCCAAATACCAATTCAATCAGGCTCATATCTTCCGTCTTTAGACAGAGAAGAAGATATTCAAAAAGCAAAAGCGCAAGACGCTGATATGGATTATTACGAAAAAGAATTGGGCCTCGAAGAAGATGAAGTAGAGGAAGAAGTTATTGAAATGGAAGATGGTTCCGTTGTCGTTAACTTTATTCCAACAAAAAGCCCACAAGAAGCGCCAGAGTTTTATGCTAACTTAGCAGAAGAATTTGACGGCGGTCTTTTACAATCACTTGCCGTTGAATACTTAGACCTTATTGACGTTGACCAAGAGTCACGTAAGCAACGTGATAAACAATACGAAGAAGGCCTACGCCGTACTGGCCTAGGCAAAGACGCACCTGGCGGCGCTACGTTTGATGGTGCGTCTAAAGTTGTGCACCCCGTCATGGCTGAGGCCTGTGTTGACTTTGCTGCATCGTCGTCAAAAGAATTACTGCCACCTGAGGGCGTTGTTAAGTCAAACATCAAGGGTAATGCAGACCGTGTAAAAGAAGAGACAGCAGACCGTAAAGTATCGTTCCTTAACTGGCAGCTCTCTGAACAAATTCCAGAGTACCGCGACGAGATGGAGCAGTTACTCACACAGTTACCCCTCGGTGGCTCACAGTTTTTAAAATGGCGTTATGATGGCGAACAAGCAAGACCTACTTGTGAGTGGGTTGCGATTGACAACATTCTTTTACCATATGCGTCAACCAATTTTTATACATCACCACGGGTAACTGAAGTACAAGACATTACTGAAGATACGTTTTTACAACGTATTGAACAGGGTATCTACATTGACATAGATACCGTATACACATCTGATGCTGCTCTAAATGATCAGACAAGATCACAAAAAGCAAACAACAAGATTGAAGGCAAAGACGAGCCATCTAAGAACGTTGATGGTTTGCGTCGTGTTTATGAGATAACATGCTTTATGCGGTTAGATGACGATCCTGAAACAGAAGGTCGTCGTGCTCCGTATATTATGACAATTGACGAGACTACAAGCAAAGTTATTGCTCTGTACCGCAACTGGGAATGCAACGATGAAAAATTCGAAAAACTGGAGTGGTATGTCGAGTTTAAGTTTATTCCTTGGCGTGGAGCTTACGCTATTGGCTTACCTCAGCTTATTGGTGGCCTTAGTGCTGCTCTTACCGGTTCTCTTCGTGCTTTACTTGATGCTGCACATATCAACAACAGCCAGACAATGCTTAAACTCAAGGGTGGACGCATTGGTGGGCAAAGCGACAGGATTGAGCCAACCCAAGTAGTTGAGATTGAAGGCGCACCTGGTGTTGATGATGTACGTAAGATTGCAATGCCGATGCCGTTTAATCCACCATCAAGCGTATTATTTAATTTACTTGGTTGGTTAACAGACGCAGCCAAGGGTGTTGTTACTACATCTGAAGAAAAGATTGGTGATGCCACCAATAACATGCCAGTGGGTACAACTCAGGCATTGATCGAGCAGGGTGCTAAGGTATTCTCAAGCATTCATGCACGCTTGCATCGTAGTCAGGCTAAGTCATTAGCAATTATCTCTAGGTTAAACCATTGGTACTTGCAGGACATGGACAATCAGTCTGGTACTGAGGTTCAAGTTCGTGACTTTGCGTACAACAACGACGTACGACCGGTATCTGACCCAAATATATTTTCTGAGACACAACGTCTTGCACAAAACCAAGCGCTATTGCAAATGGCAACTAGTGCGCCACCTGGAATGTTTAACATTCGTGCGGTGTATCGTCGTGTCTTAGGTCAACTTAAAATCCCAGCGATTGATGAGGTACTACCAAATCCGTTGGGCGCTAAAGAATCTAACCCAGCACTAGAAAATGTGTCTATGACTATGGGACGAGCTGCCGCAGCCTACCCCGACCAAGACCACATTGCTCACATTAAGATTCATTTAGAGTACGCTAACAATCCAGCTTACGGTGCAAACCCTGTAATTGGCCCAGTTTTCGCGCCCCAGGCTTTGGAACACATTAAGCAGCATCTGACGTTGCATTATCTGCAGTCCATGCGTGCTTATGTGGCCGAAGCACAAGGTGGCCGCGACACCCTTGAGTTGCACCAAGAAAAACCACTAGATCAAGAAGCACAGCAAGCGCTGGCTATTGCATCGCAGTTAGTAAATCAAGAGTCACAGCAGACTATGGCACCGTTTGTGCAGCAAATCCAGGCATTAGCACAAAAAGTACAGCAAGCACAGCAAGCTAAACAACAACAGGCCGCTGAATCAGATCCTACGGCTCAGGTTATTCTCAAGACTCAAATGGCAGAGACTCAGCGCAAACAAGCCGAGTCACAAGCTAGAATGCAGATTGAAAACCAAAAAGATCAACAAGAATATCAGCTTAAAATTGCCGAGTTACAGCAAAAAGTACAAGAACTGCAGACTAAGTACCACACTCAGACAAGCATTGACGCTAACAAGAACGCCACGCAGATCGCAATGGCCGACATTAACAACGCGTCACGTGAGCGTGTGGCCTCAATCAACGCTGGTGCCCAGTTGGGCGCAGATCAGATGGCTATGGCCCATGAGCAGAACCAAACGGCCTTGGCGGCGTCACATGCAGCCCAAAAAGACATCCTACAGCATGGTTTAGAAATAGAACAACAGGCATTTCAGCAACAAGCTGCTCAGGTTCAGTCTCAAATTGCAGCCCAACAACAGGCGGCCCAAGCAGAACAAGCAGCCCAACAACAAGCACAACAAACTGGCTTAGAACACGCTACAACCATGCAACAAAATGATCAACAGCACCAGCAGGCATTAGAACAACAGGCAGCAGTACCACCAACACCACCAACAGGAGCAATCTAAATGGCAAATAAGAAACAAGAAGGCGAATTAGGCTTTCGTCAGACATACAAACAAACTGGAAACCAAGGCTACGGCGGCGGTCCCGGAGAGACAACAATTGATGCGGGCAATTCAGGCTCACATCGGGATAACAACTGGAAAATTGGCGCTAAACAAGCAAATACCAAAGCAGCCGGTAAAATTGGCCCAGGTAAAAACCTCAATGAAATTGGCGGCGGCAACTTTTATTAATTAATTAGGGCGGAAATACTCGCAATATTGCATTAATGTGAGTATGAAAGACTTTATTAGTGAAATTATCGGTCGTGTAAAGACTGAGCAAAATTCAATAGCTGAAACCGTTACAGCTGGAATGAATGTCAATTCCTTTGATGACTACCAACGATTAGTTGGTAGGCATGAAGGTTTCAAGATGGTACTTGACATTATTAACGAAATTTTGACGGAAGACGAAGAAGACCTGTAGAGGTTAAGGAGAGCAGCCGAATGGCAGCGTACGCATTTGATAGTAAAAATAAAGATGAACCGGATTTAAGATCAGAATCAGAATGTTTTCCTGATATTGACCCTGGTTTAGATGTTGCTGGAGACAGAGTACTTGTTCAGTTACGCAGGGAAAAAAGCACCAGCAAGGGCGGAATCATCTTAGTTGATGAGACCAGACAGACGTTACGTTTCAACGAAACCGTGGCTAAAGTAATCCAAGTCGGACCTTTAGCATATAAATCACCAGAAGACTTAACCCCATGGATCGAAGGTCCTTGGTGTAAAGAAGGTGACCTAGTTCGCACCATTAAATACGGCGGCGATCGGTTTGTTGTACAGCCAGACGACGAAGGATCACCA